ATGTTTGGCTTACCTTTAGAACTCATAACCATGCTCTTCTCTACTATCCTTGGTGGCGTCATGTCTATCTGGGGGCAGAACATGAAGAACAAGCAGGAGCAACAAAAGATGATGTTGCAGACTGCACAGTTCAGAGCAGACCAAGTTAACGAAGCTAGGAACGCAGGTAAGAATGATAAACACTTTGCTTGGACTAGGCGTATCATAGCTTTATCTGCAGTGTTCAGCATTATTGTCTTGCCAAAGCTAGTAGCAGTGTGGTATCCTGAGGTTGGTGTAATCGTAGGGTACACAGAAGCAACAGGGGGTTTCTGGAACTGGTTGTTTGGCCCTGCAGAATCCGTACAGTGGCGTACAGCACAGGGTTTTGTAATCACACCTTTAGACACACATATAGTATCAGCAATCGTAGGTCTGTACTTTGGTGCAGGATTTACTAAGTAGGAAAATAAAATGGCAGTATTAGAATATAGCAAACCTATTCCAGGTTCATCCCTTACGACACACAAGATAGGTGAGCGTCAGTGGGAAAGACCGCCAGAGATTGCCTCTGTAGACGAAGCTTTAAAGTACTACATGCAGCGGTTGACTGATGAAGAGATTATTGATGACTTCATGGTAGCCATAGAGTCAGGCATTGCTATTAACCCTTTAGTAAAAACTTTGTATATGTCAAACGTTATGCGGGGCGTACATAGTTTAGATGTAGGTATACTTGTTGCCCCTGCGTTGACTGAATACTTTGCTGCTTTAGCTAGAAGCTATGATATAGAATACAAGATGTCTAACAAAGACTACAAGAAAGAGAAGCAAGAAAAAGAGAACGCTAAGATTACTATGCTTCTACAGGCTGCAGTTAAACAAGCAGATACACAGGATGAAGGTACAGCTATGTTGCAGAACATGGCAGACTTCTTAGAGCAAGAAGTACCTGAGGAAGCTATGCCTGAAGAGGCTGTACCACAAGAAGAAGTTCCAGAGGCTGAAGAGCTACAACAAGTAACAGAACCTGCTGAAGAGCCAATGCCGCCTGAGGGTGCAGGTCTTATGGCGAGAGGTGCATAACTATGGGTTTTAACTTTAAAGCATTTGCCACGGCGTTTATGGATGACCAAGCTAAGGCTATTCAGAAGCGTATCCAAGATGCAGAGGACTATGAAGATCAACAGCGTGAACTAGCTGAACGTAATAAATCTGTTGTAGGTAAACGTAGAGCCTTAGTCAACCTAGCTAAAACAGAAATCAATATGCTTAAAAAGCTAGGCGCAAAAGACAAGCACATCAATGCAGCTATTGCAGCAGGACCAAAGGCTTTGTTTGAGTTCTCACAGTCGCTACAGAAAGAAGCACAGAAGAGGCCCAGCGCTGGTGGTTCGTACACATTTAGTGAGAGTGAGCTAGATGCTTTTATTGATATGCCTGATGAGTTTTCCGCACAAGCTATGGACCCTGCTGAACATTACGCTAACTCTATTGGCCTAGCTTCTCCTTCACTAGCCAGTTACAAAGCCAAAGATCAGGGCTTCCTAAAGTCTGCGCTGGGCATGGGTCTTAAAGATTCAGCAAGAGCTAGACTGGATAAGGATGCCTACTACGAGGGCTACTCTATGATGGACATCAATGAGGTAGCTAGACAGGAAGCCTATGAGAGTATGGACCCCGGAACTTACTTCTCTTTTAGCCCTTCCAAGGATTACAATCCTGTAACTGTAGGTCCAGCGTTTAGAGAAGCATATGATGATGCGGGTGAATTATCTCAGGCTGTAGAATCACAACTGCGTAGGCAGTTTCCTGCAGAGGCAGACTACCAAAAAGAAAAAGCTAGGATTATTGCACGTCAAAAAGCAGGTGTTGTAGATGCGTATGCTCAGCAGTTTGGTAAGCGTTTCTTAGAGGATACATCTATTAACCTACAAGGGCTAATGGGTGATGATTTGTATCAAGCTACATACATGAATTACCAAAGCCAAGATGACTTGGAAAGATATATTGTAGATGGCTTGCTTGACCTACAAGATGTTAGCATTGGTAGTACTATTAAAACAAAGGACGGTGAAGGCAGGATTGTAGAGCTTACACTAGGTGAAGGCGATCAAGTTTCTCGTATGAAGATAGACGGTAGAGTTGTAAACGATGACGAAGTAGCTGCCCTTGTAGCTAACCTACAAAAGCAGGGGCTTCTAAGTCAGTCCTCTATAGCTGTAGGAGATAAGCCTCTACCAGAAACGGCACCTGAGGTAGATCCAGAAAAGGTATTCTTTCCAGGTGATGACATTCCAGATGGAACCTTTGACGGTAAACTACACTATGTAAAAGAAACAGATAAGGGTAGAGGTGTAGCCTTAGGTGTACCGCCAAGACCTGCAGAGGGTCTATTCGCTGAGTTTAGAGGCTCAGGTATGGATGGTGCAACCAGAGATAAGATACTCTCAGGTGAGATGCCTGTACCCGATAACTTAAAACCTAGTCAGTGGGATGAACTATTTGGAGAGACACATAATCGTGACGGTTTTCCTAAACCAAGCGCAGCACCTGAAAAAACAGTTGACAATACTTCTCAAATAAAGTATACTAGAGAAAACCCTTATACTTTTGGAGATTTTCGTTCTAATGAAGCTGAGAAGATATTCAATAATCTGCCTATTGGCTCTTACTATATTGATCCTTCCGATGGAAAATTATATAAGAAAGAGTGACATGGAAAAAAGTTCTTGGAATACAGGCAAGTTAGTTAGTAATACCACTACGGAAAAAAGTTCTTGGAATACAGGAAAGATAGTTAATGATCCTGTAGAAGCACCCGCTCTTGTAGAGAAACCACAAGCACCTGTACACACAGGACCGTTTGAAAGTAAAGCAGCTTTTGTAAGTGCAATACAACCTTTAGCTAAACAGCTATCTCAAGAGTTAGGTATTGATGAGCGTGTTATCATTGCACAAAGTGCTGTTGAAACAGGATGGGGTAGTAAGGTAAAAGGTAATAGCTTCTTTGGTATCAAGGCACATGGCGGTGAAGGTATTGACTTTACTACACATGAAGTTGTCAATGGTCAAAGAGTTAAGATCCAAGACACCTTTAAGGCGTATGATAGTTTAGCTGATAGTGTACAAGGCTACGGTGCTTTTTTACAAGAGAACCCACGCTACAAACCTTTCCTTACAGCTACTACACTAGAAGAACAAATTGCTGCACTAGGTAGATCAGGTTACGCTACTGACCCTGACTACGCAAAGACAGTACGAAGTATAGTTAAAGGAAAAACTCTCAGAGAGTTAGGTGGTTATGAATGACAAACCAAGTTGATATATTTAAGAAGTACGGACTAGGTGAGGGAGGCTTTGCAAAAGTAGAGCCGCCTATGCACAGGCATAGCTCCATTGTGTTAGACAATGAAGAGGAAGTCTTTGATAGTCCTGTACCTGAGGGTCAGAAGTTAAAGAAGAAAGACCTGTATAGATACGAAAACCTCAACACCATACGTGACTACATGTCAGCCAACAAAGGCGCTGACTATATGGACATGGATGAGGAGACTCTAGTAGAAGACTTTGTTGACCACATGCGTTTCTTTAATACTAACGCTGTGTCTACTGCAGGTGAGGTACGCTTTATAAGTAAAGCGGATGAGAACACTAAAGCTATGGCTGCACAGGCGTATAACTTGTACGACAGCTTAGGTAATGTGTTTGTCAATGACGGTATATATGGTGCGTTAGACGGTGTGAAAGACTACGTGTTTGCTGCAGCGTCAGACCCTACAAACTATGTAGGTGCTCTTACTGGTGGTTTCGGTAAGGCCGCTGCACTAGGTGTAACACAAACAGGTAAGGCTGCAATCAAGCAAGCCGCAAGTCAGGCCGCTAAACGTGCAGCACAGAGTGGTGCTACTAAGCAAGCTGCTGAGAATGCTGGTATTGAGGCTGGTACTCTAATGGCTCAGAAGATGATAGCTAAGAGTGCATCTAGTAAAGAAGTCTCTATGGCAGCACGTAAGGCTGCAAAGAAAGCTAAGGCAGAAGTTAGACTTCGGGCTGCACAAAATGCTGCATCAGGTGTAGCTAAAGATGAACTAAAGAAGGCTGGCAAGAGGGCTGTACTACAGACTACAGCAATTGATGCTCTTGTTGCTGCAACTCAAGACAATGCTATACAGCACATATACCTAGACGTAGGTGCTCAAGAAGAATACAGTGAGTTACAAACAGGTTTATCTCTTGCGCTGGGCGGCGTAGGGGGTGGCTTGCACTACGCCTTTGGTAAGTTTGGCGGTGCGTCAGGCTTAGGTGATGCTGTACAAGAAGCACAGATAGCAGGACGTGCAGAGAAGTCAACTGAGTTAGTAGACAGAGCTAAGATTGCTTCACTAGACAAAGACATACAGGCTGCAGAGGCTATGCCAGCAGCAACTAAAGGTCAGAAGACAGCTAGAACTAGAAAGATAAACCAGCTTAAAGCAGAGAAGCGTAGACTAAAACGTGAGACTATAGGTAAGCCTTTGTTGCCTGACGTTAAGGATCAAGATAGAGCATCTAACGCTATCAAGGATGGTATCAAAAGATGGGATGAAAAAGTCAAAGCAGGTGAGGAAGTCTTAGAAGAGAATACCGCTATACCTGAAACTCTCTTACGTCAAATTATGTTAGGTGATGGTAATAAGGGTGGTGTTGTAGAAGTCTTTAGGGATAAAGGTATAAAGATTCGTAGGGACACTAAGGTGTCTGACATTATGACTAACCTGTTAAGGTTCATGCCAGAAGAAGAACTACAAGAGATCTCTGGATTGTTCAGAAGTCGTGTAGGTGTAACACTAGGCGAGGCTGCTGACTTAGGTGTGGAGATTGGTGAGATTATTGCAGCAGATGTATCCAGAGCAGGACGTAAGCTTGCAGTTATGTCTCAGGTTAGACGCACTATAGACGGTGGTGTTGTAGCTGGTAACGAGATCCTTAAAGAAACACTGAACAGTAAAGAACTACGTGACACACTTGAGTCTGAGTTTGCTGCAGCTAGAAAAGCTAAGCGTTTTTCTTACGGTCAGAACGTATGGAAACGTATGTTGGTTTCATCTCCTGCTACTACAGCCGCAAACGTTATGGGCTTCGGGCAGTTTTTTACTGGTCAGGTTGTAGCTGACACTATGTCATCTGGTCTTCTTATGGTTGGCGCTGCAGGGCGTTACGGTATAGGCGACAAAGTAGGTGCAGATAAACTATTCCGACAGGCTAAGGTCTATCGTCAAATACAAGCTCAAAAGATGAAGAACTTTGCTGACCCTTTCACAACGCACGATGCTTACATGAAGATGATGCAAGAGATCAAAGATGAAACGGGAAAGTCAGACATTCAAGGCTTGCTGTTTGAAACAGTAGCAGGGGGAGTAGAACGTAGCGCTAAGCGTTTTGGTATGGACCCAAATGATCCTTATTACAAGAATATAGAAAGACTTACAAACGCATCTATGAATATTACAGGTGTGCGTATCCAAGATACATTCACTAAGTCACAGATGTTTATGACTGAACTAGACAAGTACCTACAGTTAAAGAAAGAAGTATCACTCAAGACAATTCTTAAAGAAGGTAGACTAGAGGAGATAGACGATGACGTTATTGGTGCTGCTATTGACACGACACTACGGTCTGTCTTTTCCAAAGACTACACGACAAAAGATCAAGCCTTCGGAGAGATAGCTAAGTTTGTAGAGAAAGCTTCTAACACCCCAGGTTTGGGAACTATCATACCGTTTGGTAGATTTATGAACAACGTTGTAGCTACAGCTTATCAATGGGGTCCAGCATCATTGCTCCCTGCTGCATCACGTATAGCTAAAGAAGGAGACATTCAGTCTATTGAGGCTATGTCTAGAGCTTTAGTTGGTACAGCAGGGTTAGGCATGGCTATGATGTACTCAGAGAAGCAAGAGAAACAAGGCCTAGCTTTCAACGAGATCAACACAGGTGGTGGTACTATCATAGATGTGCGTAACGTATTCCCTATGTCAGCTTTCTTAGCTATAGGACGTGCCGCAAACCTAAGACGTAAAGGCGAGCAAATACCTAAAGAGCTTATGCAAGAGGTAGGAAACCAGCTTGCCATTGGTCAGGTTGCAAGAGATGCACAGTTTGCAAACGATCTGTTTAACATTATGGACATGGTATTTAATGCAGAAGGCGGTAACAGAAGTAAAAGTTTGGACGCACTGTGGAAATCTTCAGGTAATATTGCTGCTGGCTTTACTCGTCCACTTGATGCAGCTAACAGAATGGTAGGCTTCCTGACTGACACGGATACAGCTAAGGATGTTAGACAAGCTAAGGGTGGCGCAGTGTTTACACAGAGCGCAACTAAATACTTTGACAATATTTTAGAAGTACTAATAGGTGAATCGGAAACAATCACTGGTGAAAAGCTACGGGTAGCTACACGTAAGGGTGATGTATATGACGCTAATCCATTGGCTAGGATACTAGGTATCAACGTCAAGAAAGGTAGAACAGCAGCAGAGAAAGCATACTCTCTGTCTGAACTACAGACGTGGACAGCAGATCAACGGGGTAAGATTCCTATGTATGACAGGATCTTTAACGAGTCAATTGCTCCTATGCTAGAACCTAGAATGACTAGACTTCTAAAGGATGAACGGTTTACTGAGGGGAAAGGTTTACCTGCAGGTGCAAGCTTGCTGCAGTATCGTAGAGATAGGGTAAGGCATGAGCTTCAAGAGGCTCGTAAAGAAACACGAAACATGTTAGACTATTACGAAAATCCTGGTTTCTTGGATCGGTTACGCTTTAAGGCTTCCACTAAGGGTACTAAAGAGCAACAAGCAGAAGCTCTCAATTATATGAAGCGTAACGGTGTCTCCTCTACAGAGGTACGAGATTTTAACTTCAGAGAGTTAAACATGTACAACTCATACATAGATCATCTGAATTACCTAAAGAAGGGTAACTAAGAAAAGAAGAGGGGGCCACGACAGCCCCCTTTTTTTATTTAAGTTTAGTTACTTCCGCTGCATGTCTAGCTAATAAGATAGCATCTTCTATACTTTGCAGTGCTCTATCTTTTGATTTAGATTCATACAGGCTAGTAGATATGTGACGCTGGGCAGGTATCAATAAGGTAACTAACTTATCGTAGAACTCTTCCTGCCTAGCTCGTGTGTGCTTTTTGGCTTCTTCTTCTATGTTCACATTATACACTCTCTGGTATTTGGAAACAGTATGTTTTAGCTGTAGCTGATGGTCCTGGTTTTGAATCTTCTAAGCGTGTTTCCATTTTAGAACCTACCGCATTACAAGAATCACTATCCATGAACAAACCATTAAAGGCATGTACCTGTACCTTACCTTCAAACATCATAACTAGCAGTAAAGCATACATACTAGAACCAACTCTTCACTTGATCAATCAAAGCTGGCCCGTGCTCCGCTGCTAAGTTAACTACTTCTCCGATAGCTACCATACCGATAGTTGCTACTGCCATAAATTCAATACCTGTCATTTTACTTCTCCTTTGGGTTTAAGTTAGATCTACTACTTCACATACATCACCAGTACAAGCCATAGTCTGCATTGCAACAGTGTTGTCTTCTTGTTCATAGTCAGAGAGCTTACTCCAATCAATCTTCTCTGGCATAGAACTTAATAATACTTCATACTCTTCCTTTGTGCAATCCTGATATGGCGCTTGCTGATAAGTATGATCTGAGTGTGGCAAAAAAGACACACCTGACATCTCGTCAAAGTGCTCATACACAAACGCACCTACATGCATCCACTCAGAGTCACGCACTGATATAGTCACGCTAGGTTTGTGCTCACACCAATGACGCTGATAGGTAAGCCAAAGATCTAGTTGCTCTAGGGCTGTCATATCATTACGTGTTACCGCACCTGCAGGTGACTTCTGTGGGAAGCTGAACACAGTAGTTGTATCACCCTTCATAACACATGGCTCATTAGGAATACCTTGATCCTTCATAAGCTGTGTTAGTGGATCTTTGTTATCACCACGGACAGTACGGATATAATAGGGACTGTGGCGAGCATGTATGCCAGAGGCACTATCCACCAATTGTGAGACTGTTCCCGAAGGCTTGACGCATGTAATCGCAGCAGCCACAGGTATACCAAGACGTTTAGCCCATTCAGCATTAGTAGCCACAGCAAGGGAACGTAGGTGTTCAAGTGTTTTCTCCAATCCTCTATTCTCAGATGTCATTAAGGGGTTGTCCATTATTCCTGTAAGCGACACACCCAACAGACGCTCTTCTTCGGTGTTCTTGCTCCACACCTTACGCAAGTATGGAAACTTTGTGTAGGCCGACTGGATTGTTCCAAGGATCGTTGCGATACGTACCTTGCCTTCCAAGTTTTCAATGTTATCTGTGGCACGTACAACAACTTCCGTAAGATTACAGAACTGGTACGGACGCAAGATGATCTCGCTGCACGGGTTGGTCCCAAACTCATAGTGAGGGTCACGTCTACCATTCTTTGCAGCCTGTACTTTACTTGCCTGACGATTGAATACACCACGTTCTCCTGACTTGCTTTCTACTAAGGCTTGCCACTCACGCATAAACGTTTCCATGTCAGGCTTCTCAGTGTAGCTTACAGAGTTATTCGCTAACGCACGATGGGCTGCTGTTTCCCACCACTGACCTGACTTAGCGTGACGCATACGATCATCACTTAGGTTAGACAAACTAATCATAGCACTACGGCGTACACCACCTACTACAACGATCTGACCAATGAAGCACATCAAGTCGTGACACTCAATGCTAGATAGCCTACGTCCTTGTGCGTTCTTGAATGTTGCAATGGCAAAGTTAAACAGTTCAACTAAAGGCGCTGGGCCACTAGCTCTACCGCCAAACGTTTTAAGTCTAGACCCTGCAGGACGTACCAAACCTATGTCCCACTGAGGGATTTCACCAGCCCAGAGGAGTGCCAACAATTGTCTGAAAGCCTTAGCCCAACCTTCCTTACTGTCTTTGACAACGATTGTAGTCTCACTGTCGAACAACTCAGGGACTTCAGGAAGCTTACTGATGAACTGCCGCTCAACACTGAAGCCAACACCAGTACCACACAAGAGAATAAACATAGCCTCGTCGAAGGACTTAGGGTCATCTACGGGTAGGTAACTACAGTTATACCCTGCAGTATTATCACGAGATAGAGCAGGGCCAGCAGTCATCATAGCTCTCATAGATGGCATAACATCTAAGCTTAGTATAGCGTCACGCATTTGATCTACGTAGCTATCATGCCCTGCCTTGGGACGTACTACATTATTCATGTAGCGCTCTACTGTTTCACTCCAAGACTCACGCCCTTTGTTATCAAAGTATTTAGCGTACCTAGACTTATGAATGAATGACTGATAGTCAGTCGGTAAGTAATTATCCATTATCGTTTATCCCCATTTCCTTTTATAGTTCCTCTTTCTTGTCGATCTTTTAACTTCTTTAAATTATTCCTAGCTATGTCTGACAGGTCTACATTTAAGTCACGACACAGTGCTGCTATGTACCACAGGCAGTCACCTATCTCATCCGAAATACCTTCACGATCAAAGCTACCATCACGTAAGATCTTCTTTACTTTGTTAGCTACCTCACCTGCCTCTGCTGCTAAGCCCAGCGCAGGGTAGATAACTTGATGTTCTACTTTGTAGATAGCAGTAGACGCTGCCATTTCTTGATACTCGTTTAGCAAGTAATCAACATCGTTAAACCTTTTGAAAGCATCAATATCTTCTTGACTGATCATACTACCATCTCTCCTTTATATTTAATCTGTCTATCTCTACATCATCTATGTCGTGGAACGTATTATGTATTAGATCATATAAGTCTTCTGTATGTGCATCCTCTACAAGCGATAAGATATTACCATCTTCTTCTACTTCAAGAGTGAAGGTAACACTGTACTTCTTTCTCATTTATGTCTCTCCTTGTAGTTATCAATGAGCCAACCTAGATACACCTTCGCTTTCTCTAAGTCTTCTAAACCATTCTTGTATTCGTGACGCCACATATACTTCAATACATTACCTGCCATGTATGCGCTTGTGCCATGCATTGAACTTGCCATAGCACGTATAGCTTCAATACATTCTATCCCTGCCTGATTGTAGTGGATAGGTTTCGTTACTGGATCTGTCATGTTAAGCATTCCCTAAAGTCTTAGTAAACCTAGTAAGTTTCACAACCTTACCGTCTGTCCCTTCTACCTCTTCATACATCTCTTTTACGTCATTGTCAAGACCCATTACTTCATTTCTGTAATCTTCTACCTCACGATATAAGTCTTCGTCATCCTGTGCCATCTGTAAGAAAGCACCCATGAGTGTAGCTAAGTGAATGAGATAGGCTAGATCCTCTACGCACATCTTATTGTTTTCACCTACGATTAAACCTGTAGCTAACTCTCCTGTCCAAGCACCTTTTTTGTCAAACTCTACAGGCGATAGTATCAGTGCAACTTCATCTTCTTCTATTGTGCGTGTCATTTCTTTATCTTCTCCTTTAGGGTTATCGTCTTAGCTTTAATAACTCTACCCTTTTCTTTGAGCCATTCTTCGGGTATCACACGGTGCGCCCATATGAAACCATTCTTGTCACACCAGTTGCAGTACCTAGTCTTTGATCCCTTGTAAAGCTTAGCCATAGAGTTACTAAACACAAACCTTATGTCTAGCTCAGGGTGTTGCTTACGTACCTCTAAGTGCTTACGTCTGTCCTCACTATCAAAGATACCCTTAGTCTCAATGATGATACCATTGTCTAGCATAAAGTCAGGCGTATAAGTTCTATATCTCAAGTCTTCCCACTCAATCTTTAGAACCTCGTACCTGACTTTACTTTGCTTATCCTTTAGATACTCAGCTACTTCTCTTTCAAGACCGCTGCGGTATCGTCTAGAATTATGTCTTCTCTGTTTCTTCACTGGCAATTGATACATACTCTACTGTTGGGGGTGTCTTACCACCTTTGTAAACTTTAGAAGGCAGAGCCTGTAAGTCAGGCCAGCATTTATTCTTGTAGTCACACCATCCACATGTCTTGCATAGCTTCATGTTGCCACTAGCCTTGCCTCTGTATGTCTCAGGCACAGCTTCAAAGCAGCGCTCAAAGGGTTTGTCTTTGTCTATGTAGTCATAGGCTTCCTCTATCTTTTCTAGTACGTGATCTGTATCAGCCTCACTAGCAGAGACATACTTGAAGTCACCGTTAACTTTGTTGACTACCCACCAGCCACCGACTTCTTTGTCTGCTGCCTTAGCGTAACCTACAAGCTGTGATACATAGCCAAACGTATCGTCACTGTTAAGGGTATGGAAGTCATTAAACTTATTCTCGTATGACCAAGGAGAGGCAGACTTAATATCATCTACCTTACCGTCAAGCACCATGTCGTACTCTCCGCTAATCTCCTTACCGTTACCTAAGTCTAGTGTAACCCTGTCGTTACCTTGGAAGTGTACCTTAGCACCACGAAGGATACCCTTGAACACAGCCTCTACTATGTCGCCTATCAACATGTTAATCTTGAAAGACACAGGCTTAGCTTCCGCTACATCAGGGTGGTTCTTCTGCATCCACAACTGACAGGTAGGACGCCCAATGTTGGACATCCTTAGTTTAAACTCACGTTTCTTTGCGTCATCCTGGAACTGTTTAGTAAGAGCTTCCTGCACATCAGCAGCTACCTCTGCGATAACTGGTGCTGGCATAGAAGCCTTACCGTCTAGGACATCACGAAGAAAAGAGTGTACTGCTATCTCCGCTACATGCTGCATTACTCAAAGTCCTGCACGTCTACGATGTTAGCTACGATTGCACTATCCTCATCAGAGATACGCTCTACGTTCTGCTCTTCCCACTTCTTGAGAATGTACTCATTGCTACGCTGTACGTAGTCCATAAAGTTCTGCAGTACATCGTTATCCCCATCAGAGAAACCTACAGTAGCACCCAAGGAAGCTGACACTACAGCAAACTTAGTACCGTTAGGCATAGTGCGTTCTTCTGGTGTCAGGGTGACAAGGTTTTCTACTGGTGAGATACGCTTACTCATAAGCTTGGTAATGGTAGCATCAATAGACTGTAAGCTCTCACGGTTCTTAACATCATAAACAAAAGGTACTTCTCCGTTGTGCTCTAGCACAGGATCACCACCCTCAACGAAGGCATCCTTGAACACAGCCATACCCATGAGTACCTTGTAACGATTAACACTACGAATGAAGTCTTGCTGATCTTTAGGCAGTGCTGCAAAGTCTTTGATGTAACCTGACGGACGCCCTAAGTTAAACGTACCTTGAGTATCTTTCAAGTCCATGTTCAGATTGTTAGCCATCACAGATCGTTGGAACATATTGATAGAGCTATCCCATTTCTGCCAACGCTGACGCTCAACAAAGAAGCGAACATCCAAGTTACGTGCAAGGAACTGTTCGTCCCCTTTCTTAATCTTAAACACAGGAGAGTTAGCAACCTTACCGTCAACTACTTCTTGAATAACTCCAGTAGTTATACGATAAATATCTACTGAATTAGATGTGTTAGTACTAGGTGAGAACCCCATTGCATCTGCGAGGTTCATGTTTTCTACACTGAGTGGAACTATATTGTTCATGTATTATCCTTTTCAATTTTAGTTAGAAGCCATGTTATACCACTAAACGTCCTTTGTGTCAAGCCAATTCGGACCTATCTTAGCTTCTAATAATAGTGGTACATTCATCTTTACGTTATAGGCTTGCTCAATTAGTGAATCCAAACATTCATTTATGTCTGTAATTATTTGTAATACTTGATCTTTCTCATTAGGATGTACGTCTATAACCATTGAGTCATGTACACTATTCACTATGCATGACTTAAAACTATTTAGTCTAGCGTCCATCTCGTTGAGTACGACAGGTACTACATCACCTGTAGCAAAGCCCTGCACAGGGTAGTTCTTGATCATCGTAAAGTGTGAAGGTGTACCGTTAGGCCTACGTGTAACCTCAGGGAAAGCGTACTGTCTGCCACTGACGTTGGTGATCTTGTTAAACCTGATGGCTTCATCACCTAGCTTCTTGTGCCACTCTGCTATACCTTTGTACTTCTTATTGAAGTGCTCGTAGTATGCAGCCTCTGCCTTACTTCTACCATAACCAGTAGCGCCAAAGAGCGGAGCAAAGGTGTGAGCCTTAGCGTCCTGTCTACCTGTTGGTTGACCTGCATCACTGATAACCTTAGCAGTGTAGGCATGTACGTCAAACCCTGTGTTGATCTCATCAATAGCTACCTTGTCCTGTGACAGGAACGCTGCGACACGGAACTCAAGCTGTGCAAAGTCAGCCTCAATTATGGAGCCTTCGGGAAACCTGGACACGAACACTCGTTTAATAGGGAAGGTGCCGCCTCTTGGCATATTTTGCATGTTGGGATTCCGTCCAGAAAATCTACCCGTATTGGTGATATGCTGGGTAAGGGTAACGTGGAGTAGTCCGTCTTGTTTAGTGTGGGTGGAAATACCATCGACAAAGCTAGACAGATAACTACTAATAGCAGAAAGCCTTTTAACATCTTCAAGGAAGTCCTTTGCTGATTCCATGTTGTGATTGTTAGCTGTTGCAATAAGCGCATCTAGTTTATCCTTTCCTGTAGCGAAGCCGTTGTAGCTAATCCATTTACGTGCGGGTGGTGGGTTGAACCCTAAGCCAGCCATCTCTTTAGTCTCTTTAAGTCTGTAGCCTTTACCACCACAGTCAGGACAGGCATTACCTTTCTTAAAAGGTGTACCGTCTTTCTTAGTCTTAAATGTTTTACCTGTACCGTTACATGTACCACAGTGTAGCGCAACTGTCTTACGCATCAAGTCACTGTTAGCCTCAATGATATTCTTGTAGTCTGCTGCATTGTCAGCGTACTCAAACAAGTCAGACCATTCTTTTTTGTTGTGTATCCTGCGACTAAAGATAACTTGCGATAGTTGCTCTGGACTGTTCAAGTTTATAGGGGTAGCCCCCATTAACGCTCGCACTTTTGTAGACAGTCTCTGCTCAATATCGGATTTCTCTGCTTGGAACTCAGACCTGACGTGTTGGAGGGCGGCTCTATCCACCCTGATTCCTGACATGTACATTCGTGCCAAGGTGCGGCAGGTGTTGAAGGTAATACCCTTGATACGGTTGAGGGAATCTGAGGCAGGTTCTGCGTAGTCTCTTTCGGCTGCTTCGTACAGTTCACCAGTAGTACGCAAGTCACACTCAAGGTAGTGACTAAGTTTATCCAACGGGATTTCATTTGTATTGTATCCTTTCTTGTAGTACTCTTTGAGTGTGTCATCCTTCTGATGATCTAGGTTCCTACGGATAGCGCACTGCTCTAGGCTTAGCGGTTGCTTCTGCCCACGTTGTAAGATGTACTCAGCAAGCATGGTGTCATAGATGTCACCGTCATACTTGAAACCTGTAGCCCACAGCCACGACAAGTCATACTGTAAGTTGTGACCTATGAGCAGGGTTGTAGAGTCTAACCATCTCTGTAGTGTGTATTTGTTTTTCGTAGTGTCGTTACGCTCTGAGTGATCAAAGCAAAGCAGATCCTTATCGCCTGTCTCTAAGCACAACACGCCTACCTCTGTAAGAGTATTGGCAGGTTCAAACGGATCGTTAAAGATCTTACCGTTACGTAATGTTATACTATTCTCTACGTCTAATACTCGTTTCATTAAGCCATGTACCTCGCTCTTGCTCCATCCAACTCACAGTGTACAACACCATGCCATCCACCACGTAGCTTGTTCTTAGCTATGTTCAAGTGGCGCTGGGTTTGATTGTTTGTACTTACATCATTGGGATCAATAGTAGCTGTGTGTATCTTACCTTCGTTTAACTCAGGGTTCTTTGAGATAAGAATCATCAGGTCTGCCTCTGCTGCTTTACCTGTTTTACTACCTTCTAACATTGATTGATCCACGTACACCTTACCTTCCGCTACTGCTGATAGCTGTGACATCCATATGATTGCACAGTCATACTGCTTAGAAATGTTCCTAGCATGTATCGCTGCCTCTTTCAAGTACACATCTGACTTATCTGTATTACGTGTTGCAAATTTATCACCCATGTCTAACACTAAGATGTCAGGCTTGTATGCTTTGACGATAGCCTCAACCCAAGACATATCCTTACCTGTGCTGTCATAGATCTTGATGTTGTCATGCACTGGTTTGTACCGTGTGTTAGCTAGGGCGTAGTTACCCTTGACTTCTTCCATTGACATGTCCGTAGCTGCACTGAGATACCTAGCACCTACACGAGAGTAATGCTCCTCGTTACACAGGATGATACACTTTGCACCCTGCCTGGCGAATCCACCCTCAGAGGCGATAAGAGAGGCGTGGAAGCTGGTCTTACCTGTGTTAGGCCTTGCACCTACAATCACCAAGTGACCACCACTGATGCCCTCTACACGGTTGCGTAGGGATGGTATGTTGAACTGCCACTTAGACTGAATGTCATTGGCCTCTAGTAAACTATCAATAGAGATGTCACCCCAATCAACCTTGAGGTTTGGCATGAAGTCATCTTGATAGTCAGACAGTAGCTTACGCATAGGCTCTAGAGTATTCTCTGCACCATTTACATACTGGAAGCCTAGCTTAGCTATCTCTTCTCCGACTAGCTGCTGGAATAACTTAGCTAATACTTCTTGTGCAATGTCCTTTGATAGGGACTGCTCATGTCCTATCTTCTTGAATAGATCCTTGTACATATCTTTGTTGGATGTAGTAAGAACGTTACGTGTAAAGAACAGCGCTTCAAGTTCAGCAGGTGTAATGGTCTTATCGTACTGCTGCATAGCGTAGTCTAAGGTGTTCTTGATCTTACGAACCTCTTTAGTAAAGAGCTTGTCAGGAGTACGGATACCTTTATGGTTCTCATAAAAGCCCTTGTCCATCAAAGTTCTAATCAGTGCTAATTCCATTAGCTTTATTCCTCTCTATAGCTCTCTTCCGTTCATCATCATCAAACTCTCGTATGTTATTCTTGAGGTCTGATAGCTCTTGGTCTTTCTTTCTTAACTGCCTTGATAGTAAATCATTCTCTTTCTTTAATTGTTTGATCTCCCATCTCATATCTTCTATTGTTCCAGCCATGCTCATAGTACTACTCCTCTTCTAAACAAAAGCCACACATGTCATTCTGCGCTGGGCCACCACAACTTACACAGGTCTGCCATTTCTTTTTACTTCTATTTGATTCTGATTCTAAACCAGCCTCTACTAATGTTATAAACCCTACGTTAAATACCGCTGCGAATGTCTCAGGATCACACTCTACTTGTAGTGTAGCACTGCCATCCTCATGCTCTTCTATCTCTGTCACCTTGACTGGTTTGTTTATATACTCACTCATCTTTTACTCCTATGCATGGCAGCAAGATAGTCTGCTTACAGTAACGTGGGAACTCGTCATATGTCATAGCAATTAATACCGGTAGACCTGCTATTATAAATGCGACTATGGCTGATGCCTTGATTGCACCGTTAATGTTACCTCTCATCAGCCGTTCTCCCTTAGTGCTTTCCACGAAACAGGAAACAACTTACTCATCTCGTAGTTAATATCCCAAGCTACATACTGAGTCTCTGCTTGTGTGTCACCCTTACAACGTAAGTTACACATATCAGCAAACGCATCCAAGCTACCTGACCAGTACCACTCAGTCATCATAGACTGTGGCAGTACCATACGTGCCTGTTCAGGTGCTACGTTAGAGGCAAGCATGTTCGTGTATACTGCTAGTGCATGTTTGCAGTAGTAATCAATCTCACCAACACCATCTTGGTCAAACTCAACAACACCCTTCGAACCTTGCTTCTTGTCAGCACTACGTCCACGCCATTGATCAGGCACATAAAACTCAGGCTCATTATCCACATACCTACGGCTGATCTCATTCCACCGTAGAAACTTATGCTTCACAAGTTGCCTAGCTACAAAGACTGGTGCCTTGATGTGGAAGCTGGCAAAGCAATGACCGAATGGGCTGATGTGCTTGTGCTTAGCTAAGTACTTGATCAGCTTAGCGTCCTTGTCTTTCAACTTAGGTGGACCCCATACATCACTCGTATCCATCTCACTCTGCTTACCAAAGCTTACACGAGCAGCATTAGCTACTGTCAAGTCAGTACCCATGTGATCTATGTATGTTACTTTAATCATTTGTTCATCTCACTAACTATAATGTATATAAAACCTGCGATTAAAAATGCAAGTATAGATGCTGCTGCTAGTGCCTCAGTCAAGTGTCAACTACCTTAATAATTCTAGTGCCTGATCTTCTGTTATCTTAAACCATTCACCTTTACGTTCACCTTTACGCTCAGCGTACTTGTGTGCGTCACGCTCAGCCTTGTTACGATCATCAAAGTAAACTGAATGGATCAACTCATAGTCACGCATAGGTGAGCTTGTTTGGTAGCCGTTGAGTCTATCCTCTGCGTCTACTGCCTTGCCAATCTTAATCCACTCAGGCCATGCAGCATTGCGGATAGCGTACACATAACCTTCAAGGATCTGTTTGTCTTTCTGTAAGGCGCTGAAAGCTGCGTCACCAAATGATTTGTAGTGACCTGGTTTATACAACGGATGTTTCTTTGGTATGTATTTACCATTTACAAACATGCGCTGTGGATTGTTTCTTGGGTTGCTCTTGTTGTTACGATCCTTTTGTATATCAGAAGTGTTACCTTCTTGATAATACTTTGTCTTACCTGTTCTAGGATTTACATCAAGTTCTCTCAGTAAAGTCATCTCTAACTCCTTTGTGTTTCTCTTTACGTACTGGTTTAGGTTTCTTTTTATCAGGTATAACCTGAGGTTTATACTTAGGCTGTCTTAAATCTTTAGCCATAGGGTTTGTCTTGTTCTTCATAGGCCAGCTTCCTCAGTTCATCTAAGTCCTCAGGCCTCTCGTACTTCAAGTCATCCTGTAAGTACAACGCATAGCTAGGTAGACCTGTCCACATCTCTATCTCTTTCTTGTAGCTCAACGTCTTCTGTAAGGCATCAGGGTCAAGCGCAACGATAACTTTTGTTGCGTTGTCTTGTATATACTCTAAGTGTTTATCTGTCAAGCTAGTCCCAAGTATAGCAAACCCAGCCGAATTGGGTAGCTTCTTAGCCACAGTGATAGCACTAATGACATCCTCTACCACAACGTATACACTATTACGGTCAGACATAGAGCGTACATAATAGTCTGCACTACCCCCATACCTGTACCACTTTGGTATAGCACCATCAAGAGCACGTCCAATAGCATCAACAACAGTACCATTGTGTACTATAGGAAACACCGCACGTTTATCTTTAACGTCATACATTAGTGACTCACCAGCTAAGACAGGCCACCGCTGCTTGAACCTACGCATGGTAGCGTTGCCCTCTGTAGTGATATGTTCTGGATAAACAAAGGGCTGTAACTCTTTGTTATCACTGGATGATTCTAGTAATGGTTTCACGAAGTAACTCTCCAACTCTGCTCGTGTCATGTCTGTGTCGAACCTACCGCCAACATCACAGGCTAACTTGAAGCAGTTGTACTTCAAGACACCCATCTCCATTGATGCAGTAAAGGTATTCTTGCTGTTGCAAAACGGACAGTCACCACGATGCGGCCCGTTCATTGCCATATCTTCTGCGTACTGCCTGTGTTGCTGCCAGATAGTCATTCTTTCTCCTTGAATGCACTGCGCTGGGCTAGTGCTTCTGATGCACCAGTAAAGGTGTGCTTGATGTAAGGCGTAAGGCTTTGGATGTTAGCGTGTCCACTCACCTGCTTGATCTGTGTAATGTCAACCCCTGCCTCAACCATCTCAGTGATAGCTGTACGGCGCATGTCCATAGCGGTTAACTCTTTAGGTAGACCTGCCTGTTCTTTGATCTGATTAACATACATGTGTAGCTTAGCCTTAGCGTAAGGGCTATGCACATTGTTGATCTTCTTTGTACGTGGTGCTACGTATTCCTGAAAGCCAAACCTTTCTTTCTGCTCTACAAGAATACTCCTAAGCCCATCACTGATAGGTAAGTGTACGTCTGCACCTCGCTTGCTTTGCGTTAAGTCCATGCGGCTGTTCTCTAGATCCAACGCATCCCATGTAAGTAAACGCATGTCACCTACACGCTGGCCCCACTCGTATGCCATGTGTACGATCAACCCAATAGAGTATCCTGTCCACTCACTATAAGCTGTAAGCAGGAAAGCCTTGACTTGCTCAGGCTCCCACGTAACCTTGCGAGGTGGGTTAGGTACACGATCCATATGCGGCACAGGATTAACGATACGTATGCCTAGACCTATAGCTTTGTTCAGTACAATAGATAGTATAGCCGCAAGCTTGTTAGCTCTAGGTATACCGTTCTTGATCCACTCATCATACGCAGCTTCTACCTGTGTGGTTGACATGTTCCTAAGTAGAACACCACCTAGATCTCTACGTACTACCTTTAAGTTAAGTGAGTACTCCTTCTGTGACGTAGGTGACAGGTTGCGGTAAGACTTACTGTCAAGGTAGTAGTCAATCAAAGTACTAAGCCGTGAGTCTTCTGTAGGTTTCTTCACCATTTCTTTCTTGTCTTCCAGTATACCCAGCATTCTGAACAGTGTCCTTTCCCTATCACAGTATCAATAAACCACACGACGTTAAGCCTGTTGTCTCTCTTCCATTGCCAATTCCTGGCGCTGAACGTTTGATTGTTGCTACCGCCTACAAGTACATTGATTAGTACACTGAAGGCGGTGAGCACTCGTTTGATATACTTACGTATCATCATCGTCTATACCCTTCCACATGAAGTAGATGAACCCACCTACATAGGCTATGAGGAAGGGTATTACTATTTGTGAACCTGCTACCATACTAGCTGTTGATGTATGGATTGTGGTTGATGTAGTAAGATACACCCATCTCGTAGTCTCCTGCGTGGGAGTACAGTTGGCTCAATGCATCTGCTGCATTGCGTACCTTCTCTAGCTTATCATCATCAGATAAATTCTCATCATAAGTAAAGTCTACTGGAATAGCTGTGACTACTTGCTTATAGCTGTGCCAAACAGGAACGCCTGACTCATGTACTTCACCTGTCTTCTCGTGTACACTTTCATACACAAAGATCACCGCATCGTTATGATCCCACACTTTTACTTCTACTGTTTGGTCTTCAATAATCATTGTCTCTTCTCCTTTAGAACATAGGGTAGTAAAGTTCACCGTTGTCAATCATACGCTTGACATCATCTAGCTCACGTTTCACGTTGTCTGCACGATCAAACTCGCCAAGCCATTCTGCATCGTCTATCTCTTTCTGTAGGTCAATGCTGTAGTCATTGATAGGTAATACGTAGTCCATGTTAGTGTCTCCTTTAGTGTCCATAGTTACAGCCGATGCGCCATACATCACCTGCTCTTGATTTAACCCACCACTCAGCTACACCACAGCAACCTTTAGCTGCGGCCTTCTTGTATGGCGGTGAGTGTAGCCCATCCTTGAAGCGATAGGCTCTGAAGTTATCGGCATACTCTAGGTCTGCCTTGTTAATCTCGTAGAGTAAATCTTCCCACACATCAGCAGGTACTTTATCAAACCCTTTACGGTTCCACTTTGAGCAGTCGATTCCACGTTCTGCCAGTGCTGTAGTCCATTTACTCATCTGTATATACCTTTCTCTTTAGCCATCGTAGTACGATAAGTATTGTTAATATCTGTATGTATATCACAAAAAGATTAGCAGTGTCAAGATCTCTTACGTCTATACCTATACTCGCAAGGATAACTACGGTGAGTAGCATCAGGAAGTATGCAAGCATAGGCGTCATAAGTAAGATCAACATATAGTTAGTCCATCCGTGTTACAAAGTGCTCGCCGTTAGGCAATGGTAGCGCAAGCATAGCATACTGATAGAAGTACACGTAGCCGTTGGGTGTGTTCATCTTACCTACGTAGGGCAGGTCAGGATCTTCTGGGTAGCTGTACGTACCATCTTCTTGTACGTCACCCTTGAATTGGTATAGGCTACCAAAGCCGTAGCGCTCAGTCATAAACCCTACGATGTCCATGTCTGTGCCTAACAAGATGTACTCACCTACCCAATAGGGTAATACTCCAAGCATCTCTTGTAACATTCCTGGATCTGCATCAGGGAAAGCCTTTGTGTTGATTGTTAAGTTCATTGTACTTGTCTCCTTATATCAGTTGTAGTTGTTCAGGTTCTTTGTATACGTCTTCTAGTCTAGGGTGTAGTACATCTGAGAACTCTATGTCACAGAAGTTACCACAGTCAGGCATGATCATCTTACTTTGACGCCCTGCCTCAGGGTCAAGCTCATCCAAGAATACATTACGGATACAGCTATTGCCTACCAAGCGTTCAGCCTTAGCCATCTTGTCAAATTGTACTGGGAAATCCTGGCGAATCTTATTCCAATATCCCTTGCCACCTTTGACGCAGCCAATGCAGTTGTTATTGCTGTAGCCTAAGTCATACATCTTAGGTCTGCGTATCTTAGCGTGACGCTCTAGATAGTGTAGACTTTCAGGCTTGTTCATCTTGCTGTCAATCAAAGGGAACAAAGGCTTGGCATCAGGGTACTGCTCCTTGAATCGTATTGCTCTGTTGATCTCCTTCTTGCTGTACTCAAAGCCAAACACTTGGCCCTCATAATCTAGTTCTTTCTCTAAGCGCTGACGTACACGCTTCTTTAAGATCAACGTACACCTAGCACCTGCAGGGCCATTGACGTACTTGTCTTTGACGATCACATCAAACTGATCCTTGTACTTCTCAGGCGCACGTTCAGTTACAATCTCTCTGCCATACCATTCCTCGCACTGCTCCTTGAACCTTGCGTTGTCATCGTGTGCGCTATCAATGGCGAAGTAGATAGGCACAACGTTATCCTTACCGTACTTATCAATGGCTAACTTAGTAGCCACAGCACTCGTTACTCCTGCACTCCACCACGATATAATCATCTGTCTTGTCTCCTTGCATAAGCAATAGCTACGGCTTTGTGTGAAGTGATGATGATTATCTTACCGTCATCACCGTACACAATCCATTTATATTTACGCTGCACTAACTGCATTGAACTCATATACTGCACGAGCGAAGCCACGAGGCGTTGCGCTGCGTATGTTCTTAGTCTTCATAGACTTACCGCCTAGCTTGAGGTGCTGCCTACTGTGTCCATCCTCAGGATCTACTGCATCAGTCCACGGCATAGTGAACCCGTTGCCTGTCCATAGGCAAGTCTTCTTAGGGTAAGCATCCTTGGCTGCGATGTAGTCAGGCCACAAGGGATGCTCAGCTTCATCGTCATGTATGTAGTTGCCATACTCATACGGGTGGAACGAGTGGTCAGGCTTACGCCATAACGTAGATAGTACGCTGACTGGGTTTTCTATGAAGTACGGTACGCCTAACTCATTGAACATCTGAGCACACATCTTAGCGTAGCTTGCTGCCTTGTTCTGAAACTCAGGGTCACGCTCAAACTTAGACTTGAAGTGCGCCGCACCTGATACAGCCAAGTCAGTACACACAGGGAATGCCATGCCAAACACAACGTCCTCAAACTGAAACTGTACAGCTATTTTGTTGAGCGTGTTCTGATCGTGAAGGTCAGCCTTTACATACTTGATACTGCCACCACTGCCAAACACATCTGTCACTGTGTCATCGTGCTGTATGTCAAAGGCAATGCAGGAATACCCTGCCTCTGCCCAAGGTACAAGTGCCTCGCCTGTGTAGTCATACAGGCTTAGCACATACTTATCTACGTTAGGGTTAGTCATTATGATACCTCTGTTTCTACTACACCAAACAAACGCTTGGCTGTGTCATCATCAATAATATATTTCTGTGTGGTTGTCAAGTCCTGCACTACCCAAGGACGCTTACGTGCTCTAGAGTTGTAGCTTACAAGTGACACCCTCATGCCTTGCAGTGTGGCAATCTTATAAGTGTTAAGACCCATGAGTGTAGCCATCTGTTCAAGGTCTTGTTCTTCTTTAGACTTAGCGCCATCAATCAATACCTTGACTTTGTAGGTAGCTTCACCCTCAGTGAATGAACAGTTGCCTACCTTGATAGTCACACCATTTACGTCAGCTTTGTCCAGTGCTTCTTGCATGGCGTCACGGATCTTGCGGGCTGTTGGTTTGTCAAACTTCATAGGTCTATCTCCTTCTTGATTGCTTGCAGTGCATTGATTAGTCCGTCAACAGTATCGTCAAACCTGATAGGGTCATAGTCATCGTGATACAGTTCACCTACGTCTGCTATCTCTTGTGCGTTTA